AATTTGTAGCACCTAACCTTTTCAGTTCATAAACAGGATAATTGGGATGCGTAATTGTGATCACATCCGCACTTTCCGCGAACTTAAGGTTCTGAAGATCGGCTTGAAGATAAGGGCTCGCAATCGTATACGGATTCCCGCCAGAAACCACCACGCCGCCATTCTGGTAAAAAGCTACATATTGATTACCAAACTCAAGAACGTAACTCTGTCCGTTCCCAGTTTCATTGAATATGAAAGGGATTAACCGAACCTGGTTCCCGCCATTAAGTGTGGTTGCCACATACATCGTTCCTGGCCGACCACTGGCGCCACCATGCCGCAAAGCGATCATGTTCCGAAGTGTACGGAGTCCGGTTTCATATTTGACGTGATCAGTTCTTCCGTAAAGAAGCGGAGTGATTTCCCCGGCGGAGAATGAAACCTGTTTGATGGGAGCTGTCATTTCATTATTCTACGTTGAAGCCGGACGGTTCCGCGACCCATTGCATACCAGGTACACCAGAGGCAAAACCACCTTCGCGACCACGTACAAATTCAGATTGAGGTTCTTCAGGACGTTGTTCTTCATTCAAATTGTCTGATTTTGATTTGCTTAAGCTCGCATCATAACCGGCATCAATAGTCTCTTTGTATTTTTGAGGATCGCCACTGGTTAAAGTCATAACAAAAAACGAAGCCAGCTTGTAAGACAGAGCAATAATAAAATCTGAAGGCCACTGAGCCACATTCTGATTATCGAAAATGTATTCGATAATCGTTGGCAAAAGCATGTTGGTCCCAGGCCAATTCGTATAGAGCCACATCCCGCTTGTCTGCGGATAACTTGTTGGCGGCGGAGTCAACGTTGAAAGATTCACCGCCACAGGCTGCATCACCGTATACGGAACACGGCTTTGACGGGTATCGTTGGTCAAACGATAACTCATAAACCGTGAAATCCTTAACGCATCACTTGGATACTGGTAAGCGTAAAGCCATTCCGGAGTAGGTTGATTGGCGATAAGGGCAGGAACGATTTGCTTTCTGGCAAAGAACCATGGGAATTCACGCAGAACATCTTGCCGTGAAATATCCATAAAGGTGCGGCAAAGCTGACCTTCAAGGCTCTTTTCAGAAATTATGCTGGCAATAGGCTTTGATACGCCACAATGCGCAAGCGCAAGATTCGCCACATCCGTAGTGGTTTGCTCAACGGAACCCATGATTTATGTTTCCGTGTGATTAAATTACTGAGCCAGAAATAGCGCCAACTCCCGCTGTTTCCAATCGATGAACACCAGTCTTTCTTGCTCGGTATTGAACTGGAACCTGGAACGGTGGATAATCAAATTTTGGATCCAATTCAGCGGTCAAGGGAGTATCATCAGAAACCTTTTGCATCCAAGACGGCGTAAACCAAGAAAACATCTTGGTACGCATTTCTTTCTTGCCTGTCTTCGCATCAATGATTTCAATCTTCTGATATTCCGGCTTTAACGTGATCGGATCGACAATAGCAATGCCATCTTCACCAACAAGCGGCACAGGAAAAAGACCATCTGGTATTTCAAAAACTTCGCCTGGGAATTCTCCCTGATCACTTACCACTGGACCAAGGCGATAATAACCTCCGAAATGACCATCTTGGGTTGCTCTTACTTTCATTTGATTCTCCTTTTGGAATAACTTTTTCTACCACCGGCTCCATCCATGGCGAAGGATGATCGCTATCAACTTCAATCTCAAAAATTTCGCCACGTTCAAAAATCCGCCCCTTATATTGACCCAATTGCTTGGCGCGAACTTTCATTTGTTTTTAGATCGCTTCCAGCCAAATCGACAACAAATCTTTGTATTGCTCAAAGATCGATTCAGGAATCTCAAACGTTTCTCCAACTTTGTAAAAACGTCTTTGATATTGTCCTGCTTTTGTTGCTCTCACTTGCATATAAGCCTCCTTTTAAAAATCGGGGTTTTTAAAGGATTTTTGGATCCGAACGGATCACCCCGCTAACCGATTAATCCCTTACAGGGAATTCTTATTGAACCGCAAACCCACTCAGGTACAGATCCGATTCTTGGATATTCATCACCAAGCCGGATTCAAACGTACCAGCACTAAGAGTCTGAGTAGCAATCACAACATCGAGTCCGATATATTCCAAGTAAACCAACGATGCCGGCAATTGCGCTGCAAACCTAAACCCAGCAATAAGCGTGGCTTTAGGAAACACCGCAGACGACATAAGAACACCAACACCTGTGGAATCCACAACGTTCGCCAACGTAGCCGAAGAATCGGTTACGAAGTCAAACTTGACGGTCGCAGAACCTGTGCTCGTAACGGTTGCCGTGACCAATACGTAGAACCACATCTCGCCGCCGATACCAAGATCACGACCGGCATTGGTGGAAGAACCAGCATTGTAGCCGGTTGCAGCAGCGCCACCCGATCCCGTCGGTAGTCCCAAAGGAGCCGTATCGTATGTGTTTGCCGCGCCGACGTTATCGCCGGTAGAGGTTGGCGAATAACCAGACGTGCCAGCCGCCGTAAACATCAATAAACTATCGCGTATCATTGTATTTTCTCCTTTAGCTGATTGCCGATTCAGTGAGTAGCAACTGATCGGACAACCGGATCGGAATATTGTCGAAGACCAAGGTTCCGCGAAGCGGATGCCCAAACTGGTCCAATCCCTGAACGACCCCGAGTGCGTTCTGAGACTTATCCAAAGACTGAACACGCAGCATGGAATACATTGTGCGGTTCATGTAGAACACAGGCGTAACGCCACCCGGCGAAGGAAGACGAGACATCATCCTGCTCATAAGCTTTATCAACTGCTGAGCATTCTGGGTTCCGCTTCCACCCGTCAAGTCTGGGATGGACACGTTCGCGCAACGGACCACATAACGCCAGTCTTTAACAGCAAGACCGCATTTCCATTGCCACTTATCAACATAAGCGTGTAGGTATCCGTTACCAAGCGTGACTGAGGTTTGGATGATTCTTTCTCCCCAATCTTTGTGAACAAGGCCGCCAACTGTGCCACGTGGATAAATACCGTACACAGAATTCATGCCCCATCCAATCAACCAAACGGAAGCGTTTGTGGCGCCGGTCCCGTTAGCATTCAAGATGTTCTGAGCATTGATCGCGCTGGAAATCGCACCAAACCGAGGCGAGAATCCCATGAACCGTTCCGTGTTTACTGCGGTATTTCCATACCACAGCGTTCCACACAACTGTTGAGAAAGTGCTTCAATAAACGCATCAGCTTCACTCAGCCGATACTTTTGCACGTTGCCATTCAATTGCGCTACGTCATAATCGATCACTGACCACGCTTCCAAGATTCCACAAGCTTCATCGATCTGAGCCGTTGTGGATTTGGATGAATTGGTACCAGTGTTCGCAACTTTCCAAAATGCCTGTGGCAAACCAGTACGAAGCGTGTTCCTGGTTCCCGTTGGCAAGTTTCCTTCCAACCACGGTATATCGTTCATTACTTCGTTCTTCTGAGCGAGTAATTCCGCGATTATGGGAACTGCGCCATATGGATCGGTGCGTTTTGCAATATCCAATAGGGTAAGATTTAAACTCCCTTGTGCAGCCGTCATAATTATCTCCTTTTAGATTTTTAGATACTCAAGACATCGGTTCTTCAGTTCCAGGAGTAGTTTTCCCATAAAGTACTTCTTCCGGACTCCTTTGTTTCGGAGCCCCGCCTACGCTACCGCGTATCAAAGTATCTTCAGAGAAAAGACGACCTATCCGAGCCATCATTCTTAATACCGCCGGATGGTCACCAAATCCTGTCTGATCTGCCAACGTTTTGAGTTCGTTATCAGCAAGTTTGCCCCACGCCCTTTTAGCAAGCTCTGTATTCTCTTTAAGCTTATCGCCGCCATATTCGGGATCGTTGGACCAACTTTCTTTCCATTCTTGCCTTGCTTTGACAATCAACTCGGTCTGACGTGCGCTATATGCTTTGACAGCATCGTTCTTCACTTCAAGCACACCCTGCGCCTCATCTAACGTAAGCCCACTGTCTTTGGCTACCTTCTTCACTTCAGCCAGTTCATCGGCAGAAAGGAGACTTCCATCCGGGAGCTTCAAATTCTCGTAATCAACGGTGACCGCCTTGGGTTCCGTTGAAGGTTTTGATGGCTCTGCTTCTGGTTCCTCTTTCTTCGGTTCTTCTGGTGCTACGCCAGGCGTCGGCTCCGTCGGTTTAACTTCCGGTTTAACTTCAGGTGCTTTCGGCTCTGGGAACAACTTACCTTCCGGCGTTTCTTCTGCCGGCACTTCTTTCGATGGTTCGTTGAGGGTACTCGGACTCTCTAGGACCGCTGCTTCTGTTGCCATAAAATTCTCCTATTCTTATTTTTTGAAATCTGGTGGAGCCTTTTATTTAAAGACGAAGACCCCTCGAAACGTCAAATCGATTAATATCCTTTTGGTTTTTTCTTAGGCTTCTTCATAATCAGCTCCTTTTCGATTCCTCGTATTTAGCTTCATGGATCATTTGAAGATAAGATTGTGGCGAAATCTCGTTCAATTTACTCAAGAGCATAAGCCCGATATTCCGCTGCCCTTCATTAAAAAACGTTGTGTTGTTGCCAGTAAACGAAGACTCAAAAATTCCACACCTTTCCATCATGCGCCAATAGAACCGTCGCCCTTGAACACTTGAAAGAATAAACAAAATGTCTTCTTGCTCTTGCCTAACCCGTAACTTATCAAGCGTTTCCCGTCGTCCAACCTTCTTCGGATCCGCAAGATCGCCGCGTTCTTTTGGTTCTTCAATCGTTTCGCCAGGAAGATTCATCGTGATTGTGAATCCTCGATCTCAAGCTTGAGCGCCTTCTTACGCATCTTCGCCGCACCCTTAAGCGATTTCTTTTTTTTGTCCTTGGATCTGAAATACTTCTTCTGGTTTTCAGAGATCATTTCTTTTTCCTTTTCTGAGCATAAGCGATTGCCAAAATCTGAGCGCGTGACCGCTTCTTTTTCTTGCCGGCATTAGCATGATAAAGCTCTCGAACATTTGCGCTAAAAGCTGCTTTTGAAGATCCTGATTGAAGCGGCATTATATTTTCCCCTTAAACTCAAGCGATCCGTCCCATACAAACTTTGATACCTTGCCAGAATCTTGATGGTAATGCTTATCATCAATCAGATCCAAGGCATCACCTTCCAGCGGCTCACCGTTCTTTGCAAGCGCCCAGAACAAAAGACAATTACGCAAATGAGCGACAATCATAATTTCTTCTTTGTCACGGGCAGAATTCACAACCGCATGGAGTCCTTCAAGGTTACGGTTCTGAAAATCTTCAAACGATTCTCCGCCAGGAGCCTTGGTTTCCGGATCCGTTTTCCATTTGTCAAGAAGCTGTTGCATCTTGTCTTTGATCGCTTTAATCGGCTGACCGTTCCATTCACCAAAATTAATCGGTCGAAACCATCTTTTGGAAATGGGCCTAAGTCCATGCGCCTTGGCAACGATCTGGGCTGTATGATCTGCACGATCCAAATCCGAACAATAGATGCGATCTATCGGATACCGCGCCATCTTTATACCCATCTCTTTTGCTTCCCTAATTCCATCTTCATTCAATTTCTCATCCTTCCATCCACGAAGCTTTTCTTCGCTGTTCAAATCCGTTTCTCCATGCCGGCCAAGATAAATCGTTATGCTCATAAGAGAATAACCGCCACGTCTTTAATCGCGCATGCCACAAAATAAACACACTTTTTCCATTCGTGTCCACGCCCAAATAACATGGCAGCAATCATGTATTCGCCAATCAAAAGAAACCCAAACTTCT